ACGGGAGTCTGTGGGTGGCAGACGGTCAAAAAAAACGCCCCTATGGCTCTCTGTGGCTCTCTGACGTGTGCTGTTGAATCGTGATGTCTTGGCCTTATGACATGGACTGCACAAAGGCTGGACATTGTCGATGGTGTTTGAGCCTCCAGCTGCTAACTCAATGATGTGATCCACCTCGGTTGCCCGGTCTCCACACATTAGACACGACTTGCCCCATACCCTGAAACACGCAGCCCTAAGGTTGCGCCATTGTGTGGTTGTACCTTGGCTATGCGCTCTGCTCATGCCCACTCACAATGTTGTAAGCATCCATCAATCCACGCTCGTACTTGTAGTTCGCTGGATGTATGTCAAGTATTAAGTCAGTCAATCGATCTAATCTTTCTTTGTATGTTGCCTCAATGATGCTGGCCAATTCCTTTGCATCTTTGATCTGCTCTTGCAATGCTGTGTGGTCTTTCCTTAGATACTCAACCATTGCTACATACTCAAGTAGTTCCTCATGCTTGACCTGCACCCATTTGCTCATGTTGTAATGCTAATACTTTTCTAGTCATTCTCACCGGTTTGGCTAGTGGGCAGGGAATGGCATTGTGCAAGCCATCCTCACCGTATGTGGAAGCGGTACTGGTCATGGGTCTTTCGACAATCGCGCCATTTGGCACACTGCATTGGTTGATCACTGATAGGCGATTCGTTTTATCAGCTGCTTATGTGCCTCACCCTGCTTGTATTTGCTGGGTTTTGCATAGTTTTTCTCTATGCCAAGATACGCCCTCAAACGGCGGTTTAACCGATTGATTAGTCGGTCAGTAGTTATACTCTTACCTAGAGTATGTGGATGCTTGCGATGTTATCATCGTTAACGAACGGCACGCGGATTTTTCTTGGCATCCGCGTGTCGTTTGTTTTATATAAGATCCTTTGGGCCTAACTTCTCATAAAACTTTTCCCAATTACCACAGCAATGTGTGACCCACATTCGCTCATTGGAATCAGGATCAACGCCAAAGTCCACTGGCTCAAGTATTCTGGCGCACTGTGGGCAAGCCTGTGGCAAGTTCTGTGCAGCTAGATAGTGTCCCTTGATCTTGCGCTCAATGCTTGCCCAAACTTCATCGCTCATTTTCTAGCACCTCTAAGCGATCTCTAATCTTTAAGATTTCCTTATTCATTAAATTGATAATTTCATATATTTGCATTGATACGTCTAATGCGTCTCTATCCACGATTTGCCCATTTCTCACAAAAGCCACACGGCTTGCCTATGTAATACCATGCGCCACATCCGCAACGCATAACCTCTGATTCACTCATCGAATAACCTAACTTGCTCTTGTACCTGTCCACCGCGCCACACTGCCAACATTCGGCGATGGCTTGACTTGCGATCAGCTGGTCTTTCGCCACATCGCCAGATCATGCCAGATCGAGCAACTGTGTTAAAGGCTGCCCCAATGACTTTGCCTGATCCAGTTGGTGCACCGATCTCGTTCACAACATCCTCGGCTGTAAATGGTTTACCTGTACGAGCCATCTGGCGTATGCAAATTACGGCCTCGTTGTGCCAGTTCAGCTGTGAATCTTTAGCCAAAGTAATTCCCTCGGCTTTGCCCATAATCCCTTGATGCCGACAGATAGCGCAATACTTGGGTGCATCTGCCCCATGCTCACAGATCATGACCGATCCCAGATTGCTTCACATCGCTGACCATCTGCACCGATTTTGCAAACCCATCCAGCGTATGGTGTGCCATCTTTCTTAAGGCCAGTCTTTCGCCTCATGTCACCATGAGCGCATTGTGGCACAGTCAAATCAGGTTCATCGGCTAAGGCCCAAGGGTCCACCTCTTTAGGCTTTGCCGGTCCAGGTGCTTGACGATCTTTAGCAGCTTGTACCTCTTGCTTGCTTGCAATTCCCTTGGATAGCCCAAGCCCTAACGCCGCTAGGCAACGCCCCCATGCTGATGTTTCAAGGTTTTGAAGTTCACTGCCCCGAGTGTATGGAGTCTTACCCTCAATCAGTTCGGCAGCTGTGCCGATGCCTGGTCTTTCATCATCTGGTGTGCGGTAAGCAAAAGCGATGCCCCACATCATCAAAGGTGAGCCCTCAAGTATTCCCTTAAACTCAAATTGCAATGAGCCATCGGGGTACTTCTTGTAAAACTCTTGGATGCGCTCTTGAACGGTTGTGTACGATTCCAAATCAAAGCCAGCCATTAGATTTTCCACCCATCCTTGACCATCTGTGTTTCGATGTTGTCGATGTGATTAGCCCAACGCCAATAACGGATTGATTCCTCACGGCGTTTTTGTTGTTGATGATTATTCTCTACGGCTACACCGACAAGAATGCCGATGATAAAAAATAGGCCAAAGCCAATAAGTGTTAGTAGTCCCATGCCCTGTTTCTCTTTTCTATTTGTCGAGTTCGCTGGCTTTGTATCGCTTAACGCCGCCGATGCGCTTTGGCTTCAATGCCCCTGACTTTTCCCACCTGATGAGTGTGCGTTCGCTCACCCGTAGTTTGTCAGCTGCTTCTTTGGCTGTTAGATACTTTTCCATCTGCCCTCTTTCCTTAGTGACATAGTATGACAATACATGACAAGTAACAACTACTCCTCTGGCGTGTCGCGCAATGGCAATGTGGCCAGCCAGATCAAAACCCCGATGATTATCAGTAGCCCTGTAACCTTTTTTGCTGATCCATCGAGGGTAAAATAGGCAATCAATAAACCAACGTAGGTATAAGTATCAGCCGTTATTGCTGAGATGTACCGTTTGATCCATTTCATCATTTTATCCTCCTTATGCTTGTTGCTATTTGACCGACTAAGACTGCACCGATTACAACGCTTTGCGATTCCTCACGCTGTTCTGGTGTCATGTCCGAGCCAATATTCATGATCGCTTCGACTGCCTTGGCTAGTTCCTCGATGCCGGGTATTGCCATCAGCTGTGTCGGTACTTCCAAAGTCACTGCCTCTGGATTTAGGCTTGGTATTGCGCTAGGCACAGGGCTTGGCTCGATTGGAGTTGGCGATGGTTCGGCGGATGGCTCGGGCAATGGCGTTGGCAGCTCTTGCGGTTGTGTTGGTTCTGGTTCTGGTGTTTGTATTGGTGTCGGTTCTAACGTGCGTGCTTCTGGCACTACTGGCTCAAGGCTCGGTTGTGTAGGTGTTGGACTTGGCAAAGGCTCTGGGCTTTGTGTTGGCTCTGGTGTGGGTTCTGGCGTTGGTTCGAGACTTGGCATAGGTGTTGGTTCTAATGATGGTTCAGGGCTTGGTGTAGGTGTTTGGGTTACTTCGGGCAATAGTGTTGGCGATGGTTCAATACTTGGCAATAATGTCGGTTCTGGTGTTGTGGGCGGTTCTGGTGTTGGGCTTGGCGTTGGCATTATCCCTGCGTAGTATCGCAAAGGGCTGTCTGCCGGCAAGGTATCGGAGATGTAAATGGTGTACTGCTGGGCGAAACCACCCTCACAATAAAGGCGCGGTATATCGCCCTTACCCTCAAAAAACTGGTTTTGATTATTCCAGCCAATCTGACGTTCAATCTGATTCCCTTGTAGGTCAGCGCAAGTAACAGTCGTTAACGCCTGTTCAGCGAATGCGTTGGGCGTGTGCAATAGCATCGTGGCCCCTACGATGAAAGCGACCAACGCCACTCTCAAAGATTTGTGCATTTACCGCTTGGAATCCTTTGCAGTTTTACCAGCTGTGATCGCGCTATCCATCTCGGCTTGAGTCAATTTGCCGTCATCGATTAAGCCTTTGGCGGTTTCTCGTAGGACTACGACCAACGGCAAAAGAGCTGCCATCAATGCGCCCTTAATTGGCTCAATGCCTACACCAGCAGACAAACCAAATGTCGCTAGTCCCTCGTATGCAATTAGCGCGACTACTCGTACTGCAAATGTTTTGTACTTATTCATGATGCCAAAACGTCTTTCGGATCAATGTCTTTGCCAGCACTCCAGCGGATATTGTCGCGCATCTCAAAATGTAAATGTGGACCTGATGAGTTTCCTGTCGATCCCACTTCACCTACGATGGAACCTTTTTTAACTACTTGACCGGGCTTGCAACGAACGGCGTTTAGGTGTGCGTAGATTACCCATCCGCCTGGTACTTTTTGGATTACCTGATTGCCGTAAGACTTGCCCCAGTTGGCGTTTTCAATCTTGCCGTCAGCTACTGCCAATACTGGTGTGCCGGTGGGTACTGCAAAGTCAACGCCTGTGTGATAGCCCTTAGACCACATCTTGCCAGCCTTTTTGTAGGCCGTTGTAATCTTGCCGTTCTTAATTGGTAAGGCCATGAGTTGCCCTTTCGTGTCATGGCCCTGTACTAATTGTTATTCGGTTGCTAAAACCACATCAGTAATTTCAATACTACACACTCCACAAACGATGTATGGCGATTCTGTTGGCGCGGTAATTAAAAGCGTAATTTCTGCATTTTCGCAACCTACTGTATGGCAAGTTACGTTGTATTCTGAAAACTCTATATCATCCATTTGATGCCGCCGATGTCATTTGTAGTGCTAGCCAGTTTAATGGAACGGAAGCCCTAACAGCTGCGTTTGTTGAGTTTCCGCTGAATATTGTTGCACCTGTTGTTGTAACACTTGCATGAGCCAAAGTTGTGGCGTACAAACTGCCAGATGTTGATGCAACGGTAGCAACAATTAAAGGTGCTTGAGTAAATCTAGAGGCTGGGAAAGTAACTGTCAGAACACCAGAGCCGTTGGTTGTTCCAGAACCAGCCGACATTGCAAAAGATACTGGGCGGCTTACGCCTGAAACTTTGTTAACAATTTGATTTGGAAAGTTTGTAACATCGCCAAAGCGTGTATCAATGTTGTTTCCAAGCGTGCGAATAGCCAGTGCGCCATCCTTAAAAGGGTCGGAATCATTTGGAGTGGTCCAGCTAAAATTAGTTGTAGTTGCCATTTTTATCCCTCAGCATCCGTTGCGGTCATTTGGATCGCTTGCCAGTTAAACACCCAAGACTCATTGTCATTGTTAAAAATCTTAAAACTTGATGTGCTGCGGTCTCCAACGTGAAAATCAACACCGGCCAAAGCTGTATTGCGCTCTGGTGTAATTAAGATCAATGGCGTTCTAGTAAATCTACCAGTGTTTAAGGTAATAGTGCTGCTCGAATTGGCACTAACTGTTCTGCGACCGGCTTCCATAGCGAAAGGAATAGGACGAGTTTCGCCATCAGTTGTTCTTAATGTTTCGCCGACATTGTTTATGGTTAGGTAATTGCCGTTTTGTGTAATGCCTAAAATCATTACTGCCGCACCGTTTACAGCTATGTAAGCCTGTTGTGTTGTACCGCCTGAGTTTAAAAACTGCAAGATTGCATCGCTTGACGCATCTTGTCTTAACGCAACTGCTCTGCCAAGAGATGCATTATTAGGCACAATCAGAGGACCGGTCATTGTGTCACCGGCTTTGTCTACCTTTTCGGCATCTAAAGTTGTTTGTACGCTGTACACAGTAGCATCAGCATCATTGGCCATCGTGCGAATCGCCAATGCACCATTAGTTACATAGTCAGTATCTGCCGGGGTATCCCAGCCATAGTTCGGTGTTGTTGGCATTTATACATCTTCCCATTCAACAGTTGGCGGATAGGTTGCCCAAGTCAAGGCAGGTTCTACCTGTAACCAAATTATACTCGGGTAGGACTCTTTTAGTGATGAATTAAGCATCGTGAGATAGGCTTCTTTTTCTTTGATAATCCATGTGTATTGCTCGACAAAGCCATCAAACAAAATGCCAAAAACACCAGGCAAATCGGTCACACTTAGAGGCGTTCCACAAAAGACATCTAGCAGCTCATCGCGCTTGGCATCAGTAACCGTTGGGCTATGTAGGGCCACGCTTAATTGCTCTGGATAGGTTCGTGGGTATGCCCGAGCCTCGACAAAGGCAAAGGCCTGATTGTAGGCATCGGTTAAGTTTTCAAGTTGTGTGGATCGTGAGCCGTACAGTTCCCCATAAAGTTGGGTACTTTGCTCATCGCGCCATGACTCCTCGGCATTTGACTTGTAAGTTACAGTCGCTTCGTTCACGATCTCTGACCATTGAGCATTAGTTGTTAAGCCATCAACAAGAATCTCATCTGCCCCAAGGGCTACTGGTGTGTAGGTCAATCGCTTAAGGAAATCGTCATAATGCAATGAGCCATCGCCACGTTCGTAAAGGATGCCTCGGCCTGATTGTGCTGCATTCTGGGCCAAAGTTAATGCGTTGGTAATGCCATCGTTGTATGAGTGCAATTCGTACTGGCCGGGCTGGTCAATGTCAGTTGCCAGATCATCAATCAAGGTAATAGATGCGCCCTCGTATGAGTCCCATGTTCCAACGATTGGCAACAAGTTCCAAGGCGTACTAGATAACTCCGACCAGCTAGTGATGTAAGCCTCGTAGGCTATGTCATAGATGCGGTCACCCTCAAATTGCTTGGGAAATCCAACCTCGCCAGCAGTTCTCTTGTTTAGTTGAGCCAATGGGCCAACGGCTGTAACTTTGTAAATGGCGTATCCGCCATCACTGCCATACCCACCAAGGCTGATCTGGATGTCTGAGATCGTGCCGGTGAATAGTCGCTTAGTGCCAGTAATTGCAGCTAACACGTCAATGGTCACTGGATCTGATAATTCAATGTCGATGCTAATGTTGGCATCGGTCCATAATTCAAAAGATGTGTAGCCCGGTTGCGGTTGAGTAAAGATGTCATTGCGACCATACGAAATGGCGATTTGGTTGATAACTATATCGTCACTGAGGGCAGTGCCATCCACTGTGATTGTCGGATTTGGATCGTAACTGGTCACAGGTTAGCCCCAGCCAAGTTAATTGCCCCGGTACGCCTTGCACTGCTCTGGAGTAACTTCTCAATGCTACGGCGAGCAGACTCACCATCGATTACGCCGTTAAAGATAAAGGTGTTTCCTGAACCTGATCCATTGTCTTTGCGGATCGAGCCTGACACGCCATTTGGCACAAATAATTCAGGGCCAAACTCGCCAACCCGAGCAACCTGATTGCTCATAACCGATCCACCAGCTGCGCGACTTACTTCTGAACCAGCACTGGAAAAGACAAAACCCCAAAACTTGTTTCTAATTACACTGGCTGGAAGTTTGTCCAAAACAGGCTTAACTTTAGTATATGCATTTCCCAATTTATCAAAAGCATTTGCAACTTTATTAATTGCTTCCGCAATGTTTTGTAAGGCGGTCCCGGCTTCGCTTGCATTTGGACCCGACATGCTGTCAAACATGTTACTGAATGCTTTTCCTACGTTTATTAATGCCAAACCTAGGTTGTAAGCACCAGCTCCCTGACCATCGTATGCTCCTGCTAACTCTCTTGCTCTTTCTGAAAGACTCTCTGGGTCTTTGCCACCAAATGCTGCCGCAACAAAATTTGCCTGTGTCACCACTTCTTTCATTGTTGGCAACAAACTTTGACCCATTGTTGTTTTAAGGTTTTCAAGTTGCGCGTTAAGAATTTTTTGTTGTGCGGCTAATCCTTCAGATGTGCGATTAAAATCTCCTTGCGCATCACTTGTTTGATCAATGATTGCTTGGTAACGGGCTAATACCTTTGAGGTTTCAGTGAGTTGATTTTTTTTGTCTCGCTCTAAAACTTCGCCAGTGCGGTTTTCGTAATTAAGTGCCGCTTGCTCTAAAGATGCTGCTGAGATCAAAACGCCGTATCTACGAATTGGCTCTGCTTCACCTCGCATTGCTGAACCAATAGCAGCAATAGCATCCTCAGCCTTTGTGTTGTAAAACGATCCAAGATCGGCTGCTAATTTAGTTGATGTAAGACTAAAAGCTGATAAGTCTTTTCCTGTAAGTCCAGCGTTTTTGCCAAGTACGGCAAAGGATGATGCTGCACTCATTGCCTCTTTTTTAGTAATACCAAATGATTTGTCGGCAGTTTCGGCAAAGGCCTTAATTTCATCGGCAGTATCACCAAAGATAATTTCTGTCTTACTTATTTCCTCATTGAGATCGCTGGCAGCTTTGACACTATCTAAGCCAATTTTGATGGCCATCGTTGCAGCTGCCGCAGCGGCAACAGCAAACGCAGCCGCCATTTTTTTTGAATATTTTTCCACATTATTGGAAAACTTTTTAGTGTCTTTTTCTGCGGTGTTTAATCCTTGACCAAACTTTTCAACATCTGCAAGCAGATTGAGTTTCATTGTCCTTACATCAGCCACTTGTCCGACTCCATTCTCCGTACACTGTGCCAACTGCATGTTTCCATCGGCGAGCAATTTCAGGCTGCAATGCTTTTAAGGTAGGGAAAATCCAATAACCGCGATTACCTCTGCCCTCTCTAGGAGTGCGAGCAGGGAACTTGTAACCACCATTTGGAAAGTTACCAGCTGATCCAAAGGTGTTGCGATCAGAACCAAACTCATTGCCAAATAACAAAATGCCAGCATTTGCGCCACCTGATACTCGGCCACGCGATCCACCGATTGTTACATTGGGAATGCGGTCTTTATTGGCTCGCACTGTACTTGCAACAATGGCGGTCTGTGCTGGCATAGGTGAGCCGACATAACCTGCCATTTTTATTGCGCCGGCTGTCCATGCGCTAATACTGGCCACATCATCTTTTAATGCTTTTTTGCTGGCATCATCCATTTTATTTAAGGCCTTTAACAATCCTCGCAAATCTTTTAGGTCAGGTTGGATTTTAATGGTTGATTTAGTATTGGCCATATCCATTCCTTTCCTTGATCAGCGTGACTGCTGTGTTAATGTCTGCGAGCGACCACTCCATCAGATCAGCCATTGGAATGCCGGTGGATACTGCTATCCGCACTAGCGCATCCCTTAACTCTCTTTTGGGCTTTCCTCGACCACCTCAAAGGTTTCAAACTCATTGGTCACCCAGGCTTGCTGGCTTGGCATTTTTGTATGTCCTTGGGCCTTGGCGGCCTTGTAAAGCATACAAGTTATGACATCCAATGAACCTTGGCTCATCTTTTCAGCTGCTTGGCTGACTGTGTAACCGAGTTCACGTTCGATCTCGATCCACAACCAAGCCGAGTCATCGCTCACTGTGTAGTTGTTGCCCTGTTTTGTTGTAATTGTGTATTGCATAATGGTTGCCCTGTTCTGCTAGTTACGCTCTTGCGACTGTTCCATCCTCAACGACAAAGCTGAGAGATGTAGTCAATACGTCAGTGGCCGCGCCACCAACGGTTGGAAATACTGGAAATACTGAACCAGTGAATGTGTCACCATTGACATCGAACGAGAATGCCAGCGATGTGTCTGGTGCAGTATTGGCTGCATCCCAAAGTGCGCTGATGATTCCTGCTGATGCTGAATCGTCTAGGTATAGTTCCACATTTAGTGTGGCGGTCTTATCTACGGTCTTGTAGGCGCGACCTGATAGGACTTCAAGTACCTGCTGGTTGTTTTCGCGCTCTAGTGTCACTGTTGATGCTTGGTCAGCGTAAGACACCGAGTTAATGCTCAGGGTCAGATTCCGACCAGTTATGTATGTTGCTGGCATGACTTGCCTTTCTAGTTGGTTGTGACCATCTCGATGTTGAGTTGGCTGATTAACATATCGGCATTTCCGATTTGCTGAACTGTTGGTTGCGACCATCCACCCAAAAACGAGATGTTATTGGCTAGTAAGTCACTGACTGAAAGTATTAAGGTTTCTAAGTTGGCCAAGGCTGCCTGATTGTCAGCTGCATTAACGATGCAAGTGATGTCAAAGCGCACATGGCAACGAGTGCCACCAATTGACCCGATGGTGATGTAAGGCGATCCCGGCACAAGCACAATGGCTGGTGGCGTGATGTTTTCATTTGGGTACGAGTAAACAACCCGACCAGCAGCTGCGAGAGTGCTGGCTAGGTTTGCGCGGTAAGTCGCTAGATTAGCCAAGGTATCCCCTGGTATCTAGGTGCTTGCCAAGTAGGCCAGACACACGGGTAAGCATTGAACGGCCTAGACGGTAAGGTGCAGGGCTTTGAAAGTCCACACCCTGCTGGCCTAGTGTGCCGGTACGAGTGATCCAAATGTCGCAGGCAATTGCCAAACAAGCCTCGGAAACTTCTGGGTATCCCACGTCATACATAGTTGCCTGACTGGTCAACAAGGCTCGGCCATTAGGAATTACCTTGCGCTTTGTAATGTCTGCGTTTGTGATTGCAGCTTCAAAGAATGACACGCCGTATTCGTCATACCCTACCCGAGAAACAGTCCGTGAGCCGTTAAAAGGTGAGCCACATCCACTTACGGTCAAAGCCTGACCGACAACAAATGTATTGTCGTAGCAGTAAAATCGAGCGACATTGTTTGTCAGCTGAACGCCGTTGATGGCTACGTCATCAAAAATCAAATAGGAAAGCAAAATGTTTTCGGCTGCATCTGCAACCTCTTGCACAATGGAGTCGGCGTAGATGTCGCCAATGCCCAAAACGGCTTTTAACTCACTGATGGTGATCAGTGCCATTTTATCCTCCTATTGTGTAAGTGTGTGGGGGACACAGGGCCGCATCCCCCACACTTCTGACTAACTTGATTTAGGTCAAGTTAAAGCGACGTACGCCACCAGCGGTCAAAACGCCAACGGCTAGGTAACCGTAAAGTGCAGTTTCGATTTCGCCAGTTGTGACTACATTTGTTGACATACGCAGAATCGGTGATTCGTAAATGGCAACTGCTGATGGAACAACGATGAACGCTGATTCGTCAATAGTTGTGGATACTGCGTTGCTGTCTACATACAGATCAAGACCAAGCACGTTGCCGCGTAGGCTTTGTGGGCCAGCAACTCCGCCGTTGTTCTGTGGGTTGTATGCGTTGTAGATTGGGCGACCAGTTGTGTCGGTTGCGCCCATCAATAGCGACCACTGTGATGTGCCAGCGATGTATGCGCTTGCAAGTTCGCCAGTTGCTAGGTAAGCAGCTGGGGCTTCAGTGGAAACGTAGGAAATGATGCCAGCGGATGATGCTGCAACTGCTGTGGCTTGTGTTCCACCTGCGGTCAATGCTGCGATAACTGCTGCATCAGTTGCCTTGTTGTAGGCGCGTGTCATGTTGTCGACCATTGCCTGGAAAAAGTCTGGGGATGAACGCTCTAGTAGTTCTACTGAGTAACGCTGCATACCTGCAAACTTGTTCACGTCTAAGTTGACGTATGAGGACACGATACCGGTCTCTGATGGGCCAGCACCTTCGTTGGTGTCAGCCACGGTTCCGCTAGTCGTAATTTTCGGATGTGATATGACCATGCCCGAGGCAGTGATGGCGCGTGAGCCGATTGCATCGATTGCTGGGCGTGAGCCAATGGATGTGTCAATGACTTGGTTTACATACTGCACTGGGGTAAACGCTGGGTTAGTGCTGAATGAATCGTCAGCTGCCATTACGTACTGGGCTGAATCATGGTTTCCAAGCTTTGCCTTGACACTGTGCTCAAGGTAAGTTGCCTGTGAATTGATTGGGCTACGAGGCTTAACGTAGGCCACTGGTGCGGCGGCGTGAACAACCGCGGCTGCGGTCACTTCATCTGCCACTGGTGCGGTTGTTTCTTCCACTGTGATCTCCTGTGGTTGTTCCTCGGCAGGTTGTTCC